AATATTATATAGTATTAAGTTCCTAATTTTGCACCAGAACGAGTGATAATAAAATCAAGTGCGATAAATTCTATTGCTCTTGCTGGTTTAATATATACTTTTGCATACATTATATTTCTATCAATCAAAGCTGGTGTTGTTGTAGTACTATCAAGCTTGACAAGATATTCTGTTATACCATTTCTGGCAGCTACACCGCCCAAGAAGGTTTCTGTTTTATTTTTAAACTTCTTCCAAGTTGATTCAACATTCTGTTCAAACAAAATACTTCTTGAAATCTTTGTAACTTCTCTTTTTACGTAAATCATTAGTCTACGCACATTGATTCTATCAAGAGCAGAAGGAGTTACTTGAAGAGTCTTTTGTCCAAACACAACCAAGCCTTCTGATGGGAAAGAAGCAATAGGATTGATGTTTGCTTCGTAAAGTGTATCTCTTTCATCGGCATTTAATCTGTAAGAAATACCGACTACATCTAATCCTGCTGCGCCATCTGTGATTCCACCTCTTACGAAACCTGCTGGCGCAAACCATACAGCAGAAGCTGCTTCGGAGCTTGCAAGCGTTCCTAGTGCTATTACAGAAGAAGGAACAACTACTTGTTGTGAGGTTGCTTCATCTTGTATTTTTACGTATGGAAAGAATGCACTACCATAACTGTTGTTGAGACTTCTATCCTGTAGATTTGTTGCTGCTTGTTTAGGATCTGGTCTTCTGGATTCTGCACTTAAAGATACATCTTCGTAGACTGGTCTATAATCATTTTCTACGTCGATAATACCAAGGGCATCTGTTCTTGAAGAACAAACTTCAATCAAGTTTTGTGTTAGGGTAATATTGGTGACACCGGGCATAGCGATAAGATTGCATTCAACGAAGTCAACATCATCGATTGTATCCAATGCTCTTTGAAGAGAGTAATAAGCTGAACTGGCAACTTCGCTCGCATTATTAAGAATGGTATTATTTATAACTGGTTCTTTTTCAGTTATATCGAAACCATCAAAGCCACCGTAGAAAGCAACTGTGAATTTAGGAACTACATCACTTGCAAGAACTTCTCTATATCCGCCAGAAATTTCATCAACCGTAGTTCCAATTACTGTCGCAGAAGTACCTGCAACTCTTGCACCTTCAATGTAAGATAATCCTGTTACAACACCGGATGAATCTCTTGAAACGATTAAGTCGTCAAGTGAGAACTTGCATGAATAATCAGTTGCAGAAGATGTTACATCAAATGTGGCAAAGTCGGATGGAAGTGGGTAAGCAAGATCACTTATACCAGTGTCATAAGAAGTACTTGAATCAGTTTGTTGAAAATCAACACCAAAGTAAGATTTCTTGTAATTTCTTCCAGCATGGTCTGTATAATCTGCACGTTTTGCGAAAGAGGGGAATACGAAGGAACCAGTAAAGGCTACGTTTCCTGCATCAACAAACAAACCAGAAGTGGCTTTTGAATCGGCAATTGTTGCATTTGCTTTTACGTAAGCTTGTGTAAATTGAGCAGATGCAGAAGTTGCAGAACCAAATGTTGATACGTAAGAACTACCAGAGTGGATAGTGAAGCCTTTGAACTTCATACCACCAAGAATACCAAATGGGAGGTATCTCGTATCAGTAGCACCAGCATCCACATCTTCGTTCACTACAACACGAACGTATTTGGAATTACTATCATAATTTCCATATTCGTTAAGTCTCTTTTCAACTGTGTCCCATTCAAAGTACTTATCACCCATTCTTCTTGCAATGTAAGATTCAGAATTTGGATCAAGAGTTAAACCACTAAAAGTTTCAATAACTTGTGCAGACTTATCAAGATCGTTAATTGTTCTGATTTGGATCGAGAACGTTCCATATGGATAAATATCTGGATATGGAGCAGCTTTAATATCAATGATGGATACTTTAATATTCTTTTGTGTCCATTCTCCTTCGTCCAGAGAAACAAGTTTGAATAACTTTGCCATGTTTATTGGATTATAAGCAGCATTATTATCTGAAAGATCTTGTGAGATAAACCAACCAGTTTCTGCGGCCTGTGATTCAAATCTCATGTTTCCTTTGTTGGAAGAACCACTTTGTAATGCGACAATGACACCGAATTGAGCACCAGCAGTTAAGCCAGAAACTGCACCTACAACTTCTTCTATTGATCTTTCATAAGATTCACCAAGAAAATAACTTTCTAAATTGGTTGTGGTAGTAACTACGCTATTAGTGAATATTGGGTTGGTATTAAATACCTTTCTAATGTAAATATCAGAAGCAGCATTAAAGTTAAATGAGCTTGTTAGAACTGCACCACCAGCAGAATTCTTGATTATAGCAGTAAACTCGGCATTATCGCCAGTTGAGCTTATTAATATACCACTACCAGTTGTTTGTGTTCCTGTTCCTCTTTGCGAACCTGAAAGAGTGATTGCACCACCGTTGTCGATATACCATATAGCAGCAAGTGTACCTGTTAAGTGGGAGGCAGAAGAACCAGAACCAATAAGGAATAATCCGTATGCACCACCATTAGAACTGATTGTCGAGCTTGCAGTTGCTATTGTATTTTGCCAACCAGCTTTTCCAGCGGTTGTTGCAGAATCAGATTGTTTGCCTGTGATACGGAAGAATGTAACTGGACCTACTTCTGCATTTAGATAAGCTTGTGCTGCGTAAGGAGCATAAGTTGGCGCTGTATAATTGCCTGCTCTCCAAACATCGCCACCCGCATTACCTGGGATTGGATTACCAAAGATTTGCACGAAATCTTCATAAGAAGCAACTTGAACTGGACGCATTGAAGGTCCGTGTTCTGATCTACCAATGATGATTGGGCCTATACCTACTTCTGCTGCGGGGACAATTGACTTGTCTACCTCGTTGATGTAAATACCGGGCGAAACGAAGCGGAATCTTGATGCGGGCATGTAGTGCAAACTCCTTAGATTATGTAATATCTGCAAGTAAATAGTTATTGAATTTCTAAAAACACCAATGCTATTTTATTTTAGGGTATTAATGATTACGGTTTCTTTTGGCAGCTTAAATTCTACCAAAGTTTCTCTAATAATAATGCCTGGAGTCTCACTTTGTTGAGGATCATTAAAGATATATCCAAGAACATCAAACTTTATTTCTGTTTGATAAGTTCTTTCGTTGTTTCCCATATTTTTAGTATTATTGGTCATTGCCGTGACTGCATCGGTTGGATAAAACAGTTCATAAGAATGACCATCTTTGCGAATGGAAAAGATTCTTGATTGATCATTTACAGCTATAAATTGTGTAATCATATTATTCATTTGTTCTAAATAATAACTTTTTAATGTAATAGAATATGAACATTTTATATGAACTGGAATTGGTGCCGATATTATTTCATATATAATCTTTTTATTTTTATATCTACCATTAAATTGTTTTGCTTCTTGGAATATTTGAGCATTTGCAAATTCACTTGTTTTGGCTTGTTGGATCAACTTATCTATTGAAATAACACCATGACCATAATAATAATTTTTATTTGATGGTATAGAAGCTTGGAACTTTCCTCTAAAATTTGCAGTAGTTGTTGTGGCTGTTCTTTCAATAGAAATTAATGGAAGAATTAGTTTTCCTGCATTGTCTCTTAATTCTTTATTATTTTTGATTTGGAATGAACGTTCTGCCGAACTCCAAATAATAGGAACTTTATTATATCCTTCATGAGTTTGTAATCTTGGATCAATACGTTCATTCAACCAATCATAAACAGCATAGTCAATGGTTTCTATTTTTGATGGAGATAAGGGTAATGTAAAGGTTTTTACATTTATTGGAGTTTGCATTTATATTATCCCACAAATACCAAAATAGGTATTTTTTGTCCAACTTTCTGAACATTGTCGGCCATTGCTGCTTGTTGCTCAATAACTTTTGGATATGTCATTTCAGTAAGAATAGTTTTCAGTTCATCTCGCAATTCTTTCTTTTCTGTTGCGGCTTCGGATAATAAAGCTGGTCCATTTAAAGTTACGGATTCCCCAGGTATTGGCAAAGTAGAAAACTTTGAACGAACTTGACCTAATGTTTCTTTGCACAATGCAACAGCGTATCTTCTTATCCATTGTTTACCAATCGAGTTGATACTATTATAAGGAATGTTTGAGAATGGCAATGTGTTCATGTTGTTCACACCATTTACACCAGTATCAATTCCTTGGTCTGATTCTGTCCAAGGATCGGATGGAATACTGAATTCTACCCAAAATACTTGTGGTGTTGCTATATTTGGAACTGGAAACAATCTTAATTTATTGTTTTTTATCTCATATGAATAATGAGAATTTCTTGTGTAGATTGCTGTTTCGTAAGCCATTGCTTGAAGTTTATTTTGCCACGTTGGAATAACTTCAAAAGATGAATCATCTGCATATTGTCCATAAGAAGAAAGATTACCAATCGCATTTAAACCACCATAATATCCAAAAAATCTCCACATTGATGCAGGAGTTCTATAAAAAACTTTTCTTATTATTGCTTTTTTAGTTCCTAACTTACCAGCATATGGAACTGCATTACCTTTAACATCAATTCCACTTACGGAAGCAGATTCTATAATATCTTGTAGATCATAATCCTGAACATCAACAACTGTGCTTAATGAAGCTGAATAGATTGCGTCATTTGAGGATAAACCACCTTCAAGTGCGAATGCTCTGCCGATGTTTCTTAAATAATCTAGTGAATACCTTGGATATTTTAATGCAACATTTGCTCCCACCAGAGAACCTGTTACGATTTCTCCATCTTGGTTGAAAGAACCTGTTGTCTTTCCGAGCATCGATGGAAGAGAATTGACTGCCTGATGAAGATTAACAAGATATGAGTATTCTAATACTGATTCTTCATAAGCAGCATAAACATTCCCCGTTGTTAATTCAATATCTAATATGTCACCACCAAGTTTCTTATAAACATAAGCTACTTGATCGGCAGCACCAGAGATAAAATCAGAAGAAGTTGAATATATACCAAACGGTAATGTTAGTGCTACATCAGAAGGATTGCCAGCAGATGAAAGAATAACAGCACTTAACGTGCTTACAGGAGTTAAGGTAGGAACAGCCATACAATAAATAGTTTAATAAAAAAGAAACCCCTTTCTTTTGGAAAGGGGCTCTTGCAAAAACAAAACTAAACTTTAAGTTTAGGTTATTCCACGATCAACAACAATCCAAGCATTTGCAGCACTTGAAGAAGCATAAAAGCAAAGTGCTGCACCAGAGCCGGTAATATTAACTGATTGATCTAGTGCATTACCATTGAACTGCGATCCTGTACTTGGGTACAACTTCAACGTTTGATCATTCTTAAAATTACCAATTACATAAAGTTCTCCATTTGTAGCTGCAACAGGAAGCTTTACTCCTCTTGTTCCATTTGCGCTGCCAACTACTGTAACGTGGTTTACGATTGTTGCCGCATCAGCTTGGGAAGAACCAGCAGCAGTTAATGTACCAATATCACTCAACACTAAACCAGATTGAAATATACTATCAGAAGAAACTGTAACACTTGTCATGGTTTGAGCAGCAAGTTCTTTTCTCATTCTTGAAACGCTAAATTTTGAACCCATAATAAAATCCCCCTTTGGATAAACTCCAACATTAATAAATAGTTTTATATAATAAGAAACCCCCC